AAAGAAAACACAACTGGAATACAGAACGTAGCTGTGGGTGCTAATGCCTTAGATGCTAATACAACTGGTGATTATAATACAAGTATTGGTAGAGCAAGTTTAAGTGGAAACACAACAGGAGATAGTAACACAGCTGTAGGTTTATCAGCATTGTTTTCAAATACTACAGCATCTAACAATACAGCTATTGGTAAGGAAGCTTTAGTATCAAACACAACAGGAAACAGTAACGTAGCCGTAGGTCCTCTTGCCCTGGATGCCAATACCACAGCTTCAAATAACGTAGGTATGGGTTATGCAGCTTTAGGAGCTAATACAACTGGTGCAGGTAACACAGCAGTAGGAACTAATGCTTTAGACGCTAACACTACAGGTGCTAATAATACTGCACTAGGGATGCACTCTTTAGGTGCAAACACAACTGGAACCCCTAACACTGCTGTAGGGGCTGGAGCTTTAGCAGCAAACACAACTGGCAACAATAACTCAGCATTTGGTAAAGATGCTCTAAATGATAATACAGATGGAGATGAAAATTCTGCTTTTGGAACTTTTACATTAGAAAAAAACACAACAGGTTCTAACAATACTGGCTTAGGTTATTTTGCACTAGGAGTAAACACTACTGCTTCTAATAATACTGGTGTTGGCTTTGCAGCTTTATCAGCAAACACAACTGGAACTCAGAACGTAGCTGTGGGTGCTACAGCCTTAGATGCTAATACTACAGGAGGAAATAATAATGCAGTTGGCTATAACAGTTTAGGAGCAAACACTACAGGAGAACATAATATTGCTGTTGGATCACATTGTTTAGACGCTAATACAACTGGAAGTAGAAACTTAGGAATGGGTGTCAATACTTTAGGAGCTAACACAACTGGAACTCAAAACATAGCTCTTGGAGAAGATGCATTAAAAGCAAATACTACCGCATCTAACAATACGGCAGTTGGTTATACCGCATTAAAAGTAAACACAACTGGAACTAGAAATACAGCAGTAGGAATGAACGTTCTAGATGCTAATACAACCGGAGATGATAATACTGCTGTAGGACAAGGTGCATTAGGAAGTAATACAACAGCAAGTGATAATACTGCTGTAGGTAAAGCAGCTTTAGAATCAAATACAACTGGTGCTAATAATACTGCTGTTGGTAAAAGTGCTTTACAGGCTAACACAACTGGAGCCGAGAACAATGCGTTCGGCAATCTTGCTTTAACAAGTAATACTACAGGAAGTGCTAATAATGCTTTTGGTAGAGAATGTTTACAAAATAACACAACTGCTTCTAATAATACTGCTTTTGGACAAATTGCACTAAGAGCAAACACAACTGGACATTCTAACGTAGCTGTAGGTGCTCATGCATTGGATGCTAATACAACTGCATCAGGTAATACAGCTATTGGTAAAAGTTCACTGTCGGCTAATACAACTGGAGCTACTAATACTTGCGTAGGGTTCAATACTATGGAAGTTAATACTACTGGATCAGATAATTCAGTCTTAGGCGATGGTGCTTTAAATCAAAACACCACTGGAAATAAAAACACTGTTGTAGGAAAACAGGCATTACTTTTAAACACAACTGGATCGAACAACGTAGGTATAGGTTATGGAGCTTTAGATACTAATACGACAGGTAGTGATAATGTAGCTATTGGTTTAAATTGTTTAGATCTTAGTACAACTGCAACTAATAATGTCGCAATTGGAGATCAAGTTTTTGTTTCAATAACAACTGGTGGAAATAATACAGGAGTTGGTTCTGATGCTGGAAGGGATGCATCAACTGGTAGTAACAACACACTTATAGGACATGATGCTGGTAGGTCTAGTAGTCCTCATCATATTACGACAGACAGCGATCAAATTGTCTTAGGAGATAATAGTGTTACTGACGCATTTATAAAAGTTTCTTTTACAGTTACTTCTGATGAAAGAGATAAAACAGATATAGCAGATTTCACAAAAGGTTTAGATATTGTTAATTCTTTAAGACCTGTCACATATAAATGGGATATGAGATCAAACTATAGTGATGATTTAAGTGCTACTCCTGATGGTTCAAAGAAAAGTAATAAAACAGAAATTGGATTAATTGCACAGGAAATTGAAACAGTTGAAAAAGCTAATGGTTATGGTTCTTCTCAAAATGATCGTTTGTTTTTTACTAAGTCATCGGATGAAAAACGCTATGGATTAAAATACGAACGATTAGTACCAGTTCTTGTAAACGCAATAAAAGAGTTATCAGCAAAAGTCACAGCCCTCGAAGCAGGGTAAACTGTAAACAACTAAGTTTTTATCATGGAAGAAAAAACCGCAGATCAAATCGCAGCAATCTTTTCTGCTGCTGGCGATAGCGTAACTGTAATAGGTGTCGCTCAAGCATCAGATGAAACTGATGATGATTTTAAAGCTAAAATTCAGCGTAATGTAGAGCATCTTGAGATTATCAAGGCTTATACAAAACTTGATGGAACGACTTCTATCTGGACATCTGAATCTTTTACAGACATAGATGCTGCTATCACTGCTGGTAAAAAACTCTACTAAATTATGAACCTACAGGAAAAATTGCAACAACTTGCCCAGGAAAGGCAAAATTTACAAGTTGCTATGATTGAAATTACTGGTGCAATGAAGATTTTGGAACAGCAGATTCTTGAAGCTGAACCCGAAGCAGTGCAGCCATCAGATAAAGAGGCATCAACCCCAGTAGAAGAAGCAGCACAGTCATAGTTAATGGTGCTACCATTTTATTTAGGACTTCTCTAATCATGCAAAAGATTATAAACATTCTTAGTATACTTTCTTTCCTACTTATATCTAGTAGCCTAATAGGTACTGCAATAGCTTATAGGTACTTAACATCACCAAAATTTGAAAAGTATCTAAAAAATAAAATTATGAATAATATTGATAATGTTTTACCTGATGCAATAAAAGGAGGTATGCCAAAATTTACAGCACCACCTACACCCTTACCAAAAACTTCTATATCCTTGTGATATTTGGTTTTTTTAAAAAATTAAATAAATACTATATAGATAAACTTGTGTCCTGGTTACGTATAAAAAAACTACAGTTAGAACTAGATAATGAAATAAAAAAATATCATACTAATTTAGATAGCAAGATAACAAAACCTAAAATTATAGAACAGGGTAAGTTTGGTGAAGATGGTTATACAATTTCGATAGGTGATGTAGATAAAGATGCCAGAGATTAACATAATACCTAGTGCATCAATACCACGTATACCTGATGTTGTAATACCTAACCAGACAACCTTACCTACAACTACTCATGTAACAAGAATGTTACCACCTACTTTTAATATGCCTTGTGCAACTGTCAGAACTGATGGTACAAAAAATACACAGCTATTTACAGATGACCCTGCAGGTAATGTTGTTATAAACTGTCCTATACCCTTCTATGAACCCTTACAATACAATGCTAAGGATTTAGTGCCAATACAGGAAGCAGAGCCACCTACAAACGTAGAACCACCTATAGCAGAAACAAAAACACCAGAAGTACCAAAAATACTAGAAAAAAAACAACCACCTTGCCCTGACCCTAAAAAAAATAACCCACGTATAGGTGATTTAAATGCAAAAGGTACAGAAAAGGTAATAGCTTTTAAATATATAGAAGAAACAAAAGAATGTGTGGTGCAGTATGAACCAACAAATACAGTAGAAAAATATTTACCATCATTAAATACAGTATCTACAACTTTTGCAATAACGATTGTTGCAACAACTGCAGCAACTTTAACACCCATCTTAAATAAAATTCTTAAACCTGTTTTCAAAAAATTAATAGGTACTGCAAAGAAGGCTGTAAGTAAAAAAGGTACAAAATTTATAGGTAAAAAACCATTAAAATCTAAACTTAATTCTTAATTTTATGTACGTGTTCTAAATTAGTTGGTTCTATAATCTCTATATCTGAACAAAGTAAAGCCATAGGTGTACCTGCTTTAAATCTAAAACCCTGCTTATAATTATCTGCACAGGTTTTTGCTCTACTCATTTCATAATTTAACCTTTTTGCAGCTAGTGATGCTTCATATAATTCATTCTGTTTTTCCATAGCTTTGCGACATTGTTTTATAGGTTCTCTATCTAATGGAATACTAAACGTAGCTGTAATACCACCATTTATAGAAGTATTACTTGATCTCATTCCTGTTCGTACCTTTTCAAAATATAAAACCTCACCTCTATGCCCTGCATCAACATCACCATCACCTATAGCTGACCCATTGTCATCTGTATCACCTTCAATATCTCTTGCACTATAAACAGGTCTATCAAAATATGGTTCATAAGGTGAAGCAAAACCATAGGTAGTAGAAACAAAAGGAGATATATTTAATGTTGCACCCTGACAACTAATAGTATTCATCTGGTATTGAAATTGTCTAGAAGGTACTACCTGTACAGCCTGATTAACAACACTTCCAGATGAATTACTTGTTGTATTTATTGAGTTTGCAAAGACAGGATTATTAAATATAAGCAGTAATAATAAATATCTTTTCATTGGCTAAAGGTACTGGTGCTATCAGAAATACTTTCTATGGTTGTTTGCCTAGTAACATGAGTAAAATTTGTTATACCAGGTGTTTCTAAAGTTTGATAATACTGAAAACTTTTATTAGTATCTATGACACTAAAAGTAGGCATATTATCTAAATTTGGTGAAACGTATGTAGTGCCTACACCTTGTACTGTTGTATCTAATTTAGTCCACCCTGCAGGTGATACATTACCTGTACTACTTTGTACGTTTTCACCACCTACTGTTAGCTGATATCCATTTCTTATGTCAAAACTTTTTATATCTTCCTGTATTACCTGACGTGTTTCTACGTGTTGCTGTAGAACCCCTTGTTGGAAATTTGGGACTATTGGTGCTGCATAGGTAGGTACACCAAAAAATACATATAGCCAAAAAAGCCTATACATAATTTTATTAATCTACTATTAATGTTGATGTTACCTGTCCTACTGCTTCTGTATTATGTCCACCTGCTGTTAATGTAATTGCCCCTGCTGATGTAATCGTACCTGCTAAATTCCCTGCTGTACCACCTGCAATACTTACTACATTATCAGAAAAGTTTGGGGTATCACCTGTTGTAACTGCTGACCCTGCTATGGCATCTGCTTGGGTAAATGACTGACTAAAACTAAAACTATTTGCTGGAACATCTTGTGTAACTGTTAAATCTGGTGCTGTACCAATTCCTGAGCTTATTACAAGTGAACCAACACCATTTGCAACAGCATTACCACCTGCAGTATAAGTTGTGTCCACACCTGTACCACTAACGCTATAACTACTTCCTAAACGTGATGCAGATGTACTTGCACCACCCACTGTTATTTTTGTAGAGCTACTAATACTATGCGATAAATTAGCATAACAGGCAGGTGTGATTGCTAGCAGCAATAATGGTAGAACTTTTTTCATTTTTTTGGGTCAACCTTAATTACTTGTGGTTTAGTTGTTATTAGCTCTATTGGCTGCTTAATAATAATAGTTTGATAACCACTATCATTGTTATTTATAGTACCTTTTTCTTCTTCTTTCTTTTTTTTCTTTGCACCTTGTGCTGCATTAACACTAATACCTAGACCACCTAATATATTTCCAAGTAAACCAGCAGCAAATGTACTATCTACCCTAGGCTGGTCTGGTATATCTATTCCAAATAGTTTATTAGGTAACTTGATATACCCTAAAGATAAAACTAATAAACACCATGCCAAAATAAAACCTTGTGCAACAGTAGAAATTAGAAAAGTAATTTTTTCTTGATAATCAGGTTTATCATCATCAAGTTCTTTTATTTTTTTTGAGTTTTCTGCTTGCATAACTCTTTTTTCTGTCATAATAGCCATAGAACCTAATAAAGGCAAAGTGATAGAACTATTAGCAGCTACAAGTGGTGCTTTATTATCTGCAATATTTATATCAGCAGGTTCACTAAGTTATAGAGGTAAAAAGAATAGAGAAGATGTAGTGACCCTTATAACAAAGGTAGAGTTAATGTCAGATAAGATGGATTCTATGCATGATGATATGCGTGATATTTATGCAAGATTAAATGGTGTAGAAATAGGTGTAGCTTCACTAAAACCAAAAAGATAGTGTATATATAGGATTACTGCTAGTATTTGTATACCTACATTATTTGTATGTTAAAAATTTTAAAACCTATACTATTAGCGTTTTTATCTAGTTCTGCAATAAAGCAGTTAATAGTAGATTTATTAAAAGAGATATGTAAAAAAACATCTAATGATCTTGATGATAAGGCTGTTGAATTTTTAGAACAGCAATTATTTCCTGGTAGAAAGATTAGTAGTTTACCTAGATAGCACTTGCATTAGGTGTAAATATAATTTACTTTTGGTATGCCTATGATACGCAAAGCAGTAGGCAACTTAAGCCCTTTAGATGGATTCCCCTAAGGGGTTTTTGTATAGGCAAAAAAAAGACCCAGTTAAGGGTCAGGTATTTATTAGCTTTGCCAATAGTTTGAATAAGTCCTATCTAGGTGGTAAGGAATGTTTACAGGCTGTACAATTTTGTTACCTGTTCTTGCACAAATACCTTCTTGTGTTTTTTCTATGTTTTTGTGAAAAAAATCTTTTTCAGCTATAGCATAGTCATCTTTAATAAAGTTGTTTACATAAGGTATTCTTGATAAACCTTTTTCACATCTTGTAAGAAAAGATTTTGCAGATGTCTCAGTATTCCATGTAGTTCTTGAAATACCTCTACTTGCTTTATATGCAAGTTTTGTAGTTTGTTTGTTGTAGATAACAAAAGTCATAATTGGAAACCTCTCGGTGTTGTTTATAAATCTAGTATACATACAGGGTATACCCCTATGTAAGGTTTGTAATAAGTTTGTAATAAAAAAGGCTAAATTAATAGCCTGTTAAGAATTTGTTTTTATCTCCTAAATCACCATTGCCTATTTCAGTAGGCCATTCAACTTGCCAAGGTATAACATTACCTTCTTCATCAGTTTCTACTTCATTGTCAGCAGGTGTAGTTATTCTCTCTACCCATACATAACCTTTTCTAGCAGGTCTGTGCATTACAGCATTATCTAAGACCTTTGCAAAGAATACATTACCGCAATGTGCAAAACCTATTGCACCTTCACACCATACTGTTTTTACATTTTTCATTGGAAGTGTCTCCACTAAAGTACATTTCAAATATAGCAATGGGTATACCCCTATAAAGGTTATGTTACGAAATAGTAATAATTAGTCGGGAGATCGATCAAGTCCAATACTTGCCCTGTCTTTCCTATGGCGGTAGGTATTCTATAACTTTCAAGTTAGTAAAGGTATTACAAAAGTACTAACTATCAGGCTTCCCGACTATTATTATTTTTTTTCCATTTTAAAATTGTCTAAAAGAAACTGATAATAAGAATCGGCTAAAGTAGGTAATGATATATCTTGCATAGCAATTTCTTTTATAATACCTGCACCTCCATTACAATCTTGCAATATTCTTGCTTTTGGGAACTGAAAAGGATTTTTACCACTAGCTGATAAAACTTGAAATATTTTTTGTGGTAGTGATTCTTCAAGATCAAAAGAGTCTATTGCATGACAAAACAAGGTAACAGTTTCAGAATCATTTTTATGTGGTTCTAATTTACTTTTAATAAAATCCCATCTTTCCTTTGGTAAATCTAATTTAAGTCTCATTTGTTTACCTCTATTTGATTCCAACCTTTATTTTCACAGTAATTATTAAATCTAACTTTGAAGTATTCACCATAATTTTCCATAACTAGTTCATATACTTTTTGTGATATTGGCATAGGTATTTCTGGATCAGGTGCAACTATATTTAGTAAATCCATAAGAGTAGCATTAGGATTAGTAGCACCTTTATCCCACCACATAATAGAAAATCTAGGTACATCACTACTTTTTACTAATGAAAATGGTATTTCTTCTAAGCTAATTGCAAAGCTACCATCTTCTGATTTAATCCAATTTTGTGTAGTCATTTGTTTACCTCCTTACAAGCTAGTTCATAATTACCTACCTGATTCTCACACGCTGTAACTGTCATGTCATATAGAGAAGATGAGAGGGCTGTATAAAACAACCCTGACGCTGCTAACATCATTAGAAAGTTAGACATTATGCTACCTCCTGTTCTTGGTCAGCTATTGAATCAAAACATTCTTCTGAAATCCAATATAAATCTTGACCCCAGATAGCCTTCTCAGCAGGTGTTTCACCTCTTACTTCTATTTCTATCGCAGATTTTTTTGCAAGTGAACCTACAATACCTTTTAATTGATTAGTAGTTAAACCTAATAATTTTTTTAGTGGCTGTACATCTTCCCAATCAAGTAATGTATATGCAGGGTCAGTATCACTATATAAACCTTTTACATAAGCATTAATAGTAAAAAGATTCATTACTTGCTTTTCTAAATCTGTAAAAGTAAATTGTGTTTGTACTACTTGTTTTTTTTCTGTACACCATTGTGTACCATTAATAATTCTGTCTAAATTTGTGTGTGTCTCAGGTAATGTTTGAGTCATTTGGAAACCTCTCGGTTATGTTTACAATATAAAATGTACCACAAGGGTATACCCCTGTCAACATATACATAAAATATTAATCATACGCATCTCTTTTTTTTAGTACCTCAACATTTGAATAGCATTTAGGGCAACTTAAATTTGTCATTACAGAATATTCCTTAAATAAACTAGGGTTCATACTTTCATCAATATCTACATTACAACCAATAATTAATTCAGTATTACAGTAAAAACAATTCATTTTATTAATCTTGCATACTGTTCGATAGTCATAACAACCCTCCAATTATCACCATGTTTACAACCTGGTCTTTTTTTATATCTTACTAATGTAACTGCATGATTAGCCTTTGCATTTATACGTTGCTGTTCTGCTTCTCTTGGCTTCTGTAATACTGCAGCGTTTGTATCTTTCCAGTTTGCTATTTGTATTACAGTATCAGGTATACCAACTAGATCACCTTTATCATTTTCCATACCTGCACCAAAACGTCTTTCAACTTCATAACCAGTAAATTCTGTTAACAATGCACAGGCTTCCCTTTCTGCTTTATCTCCTTTGTTTTTTTGTGGGTTCATTTTTCTAATTCCTTTATTTTCTTTTTTAGTGCTTCATACTCTACTAAATATTCCTTAGTAGCAAACTCTGATTTATGGTTAAACATATAGCGATCACTTAAAGCACCTAACTGTATATGTAAATCATCTATCATTTTTTGCTTCTTTTCTTTAAATTCTTTTGTTAATGCATCTGTTTCTTTAGGGTTCTTAGTCCAATCAGCAACAAGTGTAAGTAATTCTTTTACCCTTTTAAATGCCTGTTCTACTCTTTCTGTTGTTTTCATTATCTGATAGCCCATGTAAAACCAGTATCTACTTTAATTGCAATACCTTCTTCCCTTTCCTGTTGTTCCCTATCTTCTATAGCTGTTGTAATATCTTTTTTATAACTTTTTAGTTCATTACTATATTCCCATTTTTCTGGTTTACGTTTTCGTACAGCCTTTACATTATCAATACTAAAAGTACTCATAATAATACTTTCTTGAAAATACTTTTCTAATACCATCTTCTTTTCAGTAATTTGTGTTTCTAGTTCTTTTTTTTGCAGTTGTGCAACTCTAATTTGCCTAAGTAACTGTTCTGGTTGTACGTTCATAATTAAAAAAATCTATGTTCTGGATACATATCTGGTTGCCAATCATCAGGCAAATAAAATAACCATTCTAAATACATTTTTGCAGCGTTCATAATTTGTATATCATCAAATTTAGCAAGCCATTCTTCTCGGTCTAGTTGTTCTAGTTCTT